AGTTCCCCCCTCTTTAGCCCCCCACCATCTTACATCAGGATTCCCCGTAAACTGTCGAACCCACCTCCGCCCTAACTTATCAACTAAAACAACCGCACCATCGTCTTCTGCTATTACTGCAGCATTTAAATTAAATGTGGCGTATGTACAGTCGATATTTGTTGATGAGGGGTGAATAGCGGCAAGACGATTACTTGCGCCATTGTAATTACGAATATCATTGTAATTTGACAACCCTATCAGAGAGGGTGACGAAAGCGATCCCATGTCGCCTCTTAGAGCAGCATCACCAACAGCCGTCCATTGTCCTGTTGGTTTCTCAGGAGTAATTTGCCCGCCAGTGCTCATTGGTGTTGAGCCAGCGGGTACTACTTTGGGCCCTGACCAGTCCCCGTCCCATCGGTAGTACTCGCCGTTGAAGCGCCAGCGCAAAACATTGTTAGGATCGAAGAGGGTATTACCCGTCTCAAAAGAGTCCTTCGTGATATAGCCATAGCTGGACATCGCCCGGTTTGCATCGTTATCAATTCCAGCGAGTGTACGACGGTTTTTTCCCAAACGATCAACATATGTGTAACTTTCGGAATTTGTGAACTCATCCATCTTTTCTGAGTTAAATGGCAAGTCTCTGATATCGTTCGATGGCACTGGCTTTTGTGTTGGTCTTGGTGTGGCCATTGGCTTTCTTCCAATAAAAAAGCCAGCACGATGGCTGGCCTGTTGGTTAATTTGTTCGTTCAGACGTTATAGTCTGGCTTTGCGTCGAAGTATTCAGATGCGGTAATAGCGTATTTCTCGCCAGGCGACGGTCTTTTATCTGTGACTATCCACTTCATTAATTCATGCTCAACGGATGTGGCAATGACATAGCGAGATGGTGACTGGATGTTAACACCGTCATAGATATTTACTTTAATGTCGGCCGATACGTCTGCAACAAAGCCGAAATCGGTATCAGTTCGCGGAGTGGCTTCAAATTGCTGCGTGGTATGCCCGCTGTTATTAGTCAGATAAACGAACATCTCGCCGTCGGAATTAATTCGCTCGCTGGTCGTGAATACGCCCCCCTCACGCGCCGTGATATACCCGCCCTGCTGATTTGAATCGTAGGTATCAGCGATTAACACCATATCTGATGGATAGACATTACCGCCGTCAACCAGGGTAGTTACGGATATTGTGATGCGCTGCGAGATTAAGCGGTTGGCTTCCAGTAATGCTCTATCACGCGCCTGATATGGATTACGGCAGCCCTGCAGTACGATTTTGTTTGGATTGCGCGACAGGCCCTCTGTAATGCCGCTTTCATCCACGCGATAGCGAATGTAGTCTTTTTTATTCCGTACCGGTTCTACATATTCAATCTCAACGCCGTCATAGCCGCTGGGCATTGACATGTCATATGAGATTTTCATATCGTTGCCAGTGATATTAGCCCGGTTAAATGTGGTGGCGTGATATTTCTTTGATTCCTCACGAGCAAAGGTTAATACAGCATTATCCCAGTACGCCGTCACCCTGGCGACATTACAGATAGTCTCTATGCGCTGCCCCAGAGAGATATCCTCATCATCAAAAGTGTAATCGAAATAACCAAGGCGAGGATCTGGAAGATTATCGAAAACCCGGTACAGTCCATCTATATCGATATGGCTTTCGCTTTCCCCCGCAGTGATTAGCCAGGAATGAAGTACAGCATCAGCAAAGCTGCGTGATGGTCTGAGAGAGTAATCAACCATGAGAGTTTCACGGTTGTATGAAATAACTTGCCGCGTAGCCAGTAGGTTATATTTACGCTCCCTTGCTCCGGTTGGTGCCTCTGTAGCGCGAATGCTAATCCCGACAATTGTATCGTCAGGGAATATCACATCACGCCTGGTGCGAATGATATGGGCATTCTCAATTTTCATTACGCTCTGGTCACTGCTGTTATTTGTTCGCGTTAGCTGTACGGCATGGCGACTGCGACTATCAAGCGTGATTTTGTCTGTTCGGTAATAGGTGCGCGAACCTTTATTCTCACTGATTTCTATGCGCTTTTGCATTCTGGTGCCGGGAATTTCTTCGTTATCAATATCGACCTGCCACCACTCTATTCTGGCCTCGCTGTTATTCCCGCCGCCAAGCTGTGCCTGTGTGTGGATCCACAGCTGGTCACCGTCCACGGGTGAGAAGAAAGGACCCACACTCAGGAACTGGTTATCATAAAGAATGAATTTCGTCGGATTTACGACAGCGTTAGCCGGAAGCTGAACCAGTCCGGTTCCTGATAGATTAGAGAAATAAAATTCATAGTATTTCTCCGGCGATATCAACGCACCGTCATCTGTCTTTTCTGCTCGAATCAACTGAGCATCAATCTTGACGTCTTTCGTGACGGTCCCTTGTGGTGTGTTATAGCTGACATTGACCGTCATTGAGACTGAGCGCTGCTTTGTCAGCTCGTAGAAATATTCGAACTCATCTTGCCGGATAATTTTAATCGCCGCTTCACCGCCGAGTAGCTGACCTGATACAACGTTTTCCGCTGTCGCTGTCTGCTGCGGGATATCGTCACTTTCATTCGGGCCCGGCAATTCCTGCCCGTCGATATCAGGAAACTCGAAGCCCTCGTTAATCAGAGGAATGACTTCCCCTGGCTGGTAAATCCGGTAACTGGCTCCTGCCATCGCGGTAAAGTCTGACTCAGCGAACCGGATGCTTTCCGTCTGATAGTGACCGATACCCAAATCAAGCCACTCAGTGACAGTCTTCAGATTATTGCTGTGCTCAAAAATAGACTGCTGAATCAGGTCAGGGAACGCCCTTACCTGCCCGTAGATATCCGGCCTCGCCTGGTATGCCCTGGCGACGTTCGTTTGCCCGGTCAGGCGATTGTTTGGGCTGTCTTTAACATTCGAATCGGCAACAGAGAATGACGGGGTTTTCGGGGCCAGAAACGAGAAGACTTTTGTTACCAGGTTAAATACCGGGTTCAGGATGTCGCCGATAATGCCCTTGGGTTGGTCAATAACCTGAATGTAATGGGTCGGCACCAACTGGAAATTTAACTCATCCTCTTCAGTCAGTTCGCGACCGTTCACGATGATAATCACGTCTGAATGAAACTGCTGTTTTGCTAACCAGTCATCATAAAAAAAAGAGCCGGCACTCAGCTCGACTCTTTCTTTTGGGGTTCCTGCTATTCGCTGGACTTCAACTATCGGCATATTTCATATACTCCAGTCGGGTAAATTTCTTCTCAAGCACAATGAGCCTGTCGATTCTCACGCCGCCATTCTCGCCGCGGCTATGGAATGCCTGGCCATCAATAATTAAACCAATGTGCGCTGGCTGTGAGCCGATATAGCCGATAAAGATGCCGTCATCAGTCGGGTGTGTTTCCTGCTGCCAGAAGGTAACCTCCCCCTGGTGACAGGTTACAAAATCGCTGCCCGATTCATACCCGGCGTCATGATGTATCTCAATGCCTAAAACATGGCGGTAGTACAGAACCACAAGAGCCCAGCAGTCACAAGCATCGAAAGAGCATGCCCGGTTAACCCACGGCACATCGAGCATCCGGTGAATAAACTCATCACGCGTCATACAGTCTCCAGCCCGGTAAAGTCGTCCATCGTGTAGATTTTGGCGATGTTCTTATTTAGCGGGTTATTCATTGAAAGCGTTGCAGTAACTGACTCAGAGTCCAGTGACGCATCCTTTACATACAGAGACCATTCATTCATCGGTGCTTCAGTATCAGCGGAGTCAAACATCCTGAATGTTGCGACTATCGGTGTCATGCGCGAGTAAGACCGCCATGACTTCAGTTGCTGCTTAAAGTCCTGCGCAGCCCTGCTAAATTTCACAGATGAATCGATAATTGGCGTCTTGCTCTGCTGGCTTCCCGATAGTTCAAAGTTAGCTGGGCGATACTCAATACCGCCAAGTGTCTTTGGCTCTATTTGCATGCTGACTAAATGGATGTCATCGAATGAGGGGTGTGAAAACTGGATGGTGTCATAGATGGTTCTGAGTGGTCGCTGCGCCCGGTAATCGCGCAATTTCATACTATTCTCCGCTGAGTGGTATTTTCTCTGTGACTGCAATATCAAGCAGACCACAGTTCTGAGGCGGTATCTCTACAATCCAGTCGCCGTACTGGTCATCGTCGTTATTCAACCTCTTAGTGATAACCGTACCTGTCCACGTCACCAGGCTACCGTTAATAGAGGTCTGTACCGGATAAGCCGTGAAGTGAAGCTCCTGCATCTTTAACCCAGAGCCACCCAGGTTAACCCGCATCCGAAACCACCGGACACAGTTATCAAGATAGTTCGGGCTGCGTAGCCACTGCTGAAATGCTCGCTCCTGGTCTGAGGTGAATATCCACTTGAGCGACCAGGTGGCCTTGATGTCGTCAGTCAGCTTCTGGAATATCGGCGCGCCGACCTGTGGTTGGTCAGTGCGGAATCCCGTATCGAACGTCATGTTTTTATCCGCTTTTTGCGGTAGCGGGAACCAGGAGGGATAGTCGATTGTTTCCATGCTTTTTTCCAATAAAAAAAGCCCACCTGAGTGGGCTTACCATTATTTACCGTCTACATCTGCTAAGAATCGCTTAAGCGCATAATACGCCTTGCTATCGCCTTGTGAATCAATGATGGCGTCGGACATTACCCCATTGCTACCAGTGCTCACGAAAATCCATGCCTTTTTAGCTGTGGTTATTTTCTTAATCAGATCCAATGGCACTAAGAAGCTTTTTTTAGACTCTGTATAACCAGGGTTAGTAACCAGCGGGTTGCTATATCTTGTTAAATCCTTGTCGTTGCGAAGCTCGTACATGGTTCCATCAACTTCAAGGTGAGCGCTCTTTATGAAGTCAGCCGTATTTATAAGCGAAATATTTAGCATCGCATCATCCTTGTAACTTTCAACCCAAGAAGCGCCGACAGCTATGCACCCCATGGATTGACAATCAGCCCCATGCGGCGCGATTGAAACCGTCCTGCTACCACTATATCTATCCACTCCAACTGTTGTACCTAATCCTTGTTGATTAGAACACCCCACTAAAACGGCGCACAAACCCGCAATCA